TGTTCCTAATTGTCCCTTATATTCTCCAACTTGCACATTATTTTCTATATCAATAATATGAAATGCAGAGTGGTCTTTTCCATCTCCTCTAGCTACATCAGCTACAACCATATAAGTTCTTGAATAATCACATGGCTCCCATATCCATAAGTTACGATCTGCTCCTCGCCTCTCCAAAGGTTCTTTAATAAATGTTTTTTCATAGTATTCCATATATTCAGGATAAAACACTACATCACCAGAAGTTGAAAAATCACAATCACACTCTTGAGCGGCCATTCTAGGATCACCTAATAATTCATCTTGTCTATCCCTCCATACTTGATCTCTTTCAGGGTGAACAAACCATGGTAATTTAATAGGTAAGAAATCATTTTCTTGGTTTTCTGCTCTGACCCATGTTTGATGAAACCAATTTCCGGTACCATAAGGAGTAGATAAGGCAATACAACCACCACCAGTAGCTAGAGTTTGTTGAGCTGATGCCCATATTTCACCTATATTTTCAATGAAAGCTGCTTCATCTATTATTAATAATGATACTGCTTCTGATCTACCCGCATCAGATGCTGCTGAGGTAGCTTTAATTTGGGATCCATTTCTTAATCTAAGATTTAATTTATTGTTTTCATCAGCATTAATTTTAAGCCAGGAGGGTAAATTTTCATACATAAATTTTACCTTAGTAACCATATTTTTGGCTGTTTCTTGTTTTGTTGCTATACAAAGTATATTCTTATCTTTATGAAACAGCATTAACCATAAGGAATAACCTGCAGATAAGGTAGACATCCCTAATTGTCTTGATTTTAAGATTAAGGAATAAGGATTATCTTGAAATAAGGATAATACTTTTTCTTGGAAGGGAAATAAGTTAAATTGAATTCTACCCCTTTGTGGGTGTTGAATAAAACAATATTTTCTCATAAAATGCACAGGATCCCTAGCACATTTTAAATATTCTTGTCTTATTACTTTTTTTATATCACTCATTTAAATTAAAACTATTAATGTGAGTATAGGTAACATAATGGATCCTATAAAACCGACTATTTTTAGTCTTTTTTGTTTTTTAATTTCTTTATTTTGTTTTTCAATTACTTCATCTTTGAGACCAATTTCTATATCCTTATTATTTAAAACTTGTTCAAAATTGTTTATTATTGATTGTTGGTTCTCTGATTTTAGGGTGAGTTTAACTATAACATCTTTTTGTAGTGATATGGTATTAGTATTTAAAGTATCTTTTTCTTTATAAACTGCAAGAAGACTATCAACAATTTCATATTCTAAAAGATCACTAAGAATAATTTTAGCATCCTCTAAATTCATTAAGATTAATGTATCACCATCACTATTAATTATCTCCTTTACTTCTCCTCTTGAGATAGTCTGAGATGTTACTGGTGATATCATCACTATCCATATTGTTAATAAGACTAGGTATTTCATTTCTTTTTTTCTCTAACTCTGCTAATTTGGTCTCTGTTTCTTTGAGGATAACTTTTGTACTATCTATAGCGTAGAGTATTGTGTTAATTTCTTTTTGTAACTTATTATTTATTTTATTTATACTATCATTAGATAACAGTAATTGTTCATTTTTAGTTTTTAAAACTTTAATCTCATCTTCATAAGTATCAATGGGTATTGGAGACCTAAATAATAAACTTAAAACTAAGGCAATAGCCAATATTATTATAAAAACTAATTGTATATTTTTAAAGAGATTTTTCAAGTTTTTTCTTTTCAGCTGTCATTTTTTTCAGCTCGTCTTTAATTTTATCTTTAGCTTTACCTTCAGATGATTTGAATTCTTTAGCTTTTGATTTCATCTTTTTAACTAATTTTTGAAGCTTATTTGCTGTCGAAGCTACTGAGTCTGCTTTTTTAAGTTCGGCATTTGTTGGTTCTTCGTCTTCGGTAATATCTGATCGGTTTTCAGGAGAATTTATCATCATTTCTCTAGCAGCTTCTTCAGCTCTATCTAAACCATCATATACATCATCACTACCTACTATGTCGTAGTATTTATCTTTAATGTTTTTTATGTCTTGTAAGAATCTACCAATTTCATTATAAGTTCCAGAACTCCAAGTACCTTCTTTTAAACCAACTAATCCCATAAGTGATTCTTCCTCTCCTCCACCTCTAATTGCTTGACCTAATTTACTTTTAAGATAATCTGTTGTATTAGCAGCACCTTTTATAAACCCATCAGCGTAAGCCTCCATGTCAGGTACATTTTTAAAACGCATTCTTTTTAATTCTTTTCTTATAGACATAGCTCCATCTGTTTCTCCTGATGATTTAATTTGAGCTAAACCTCTGTTATCGTCGTTAAAATCTTCTGATAGTACAGATATAATTTTGTTTTTAATTGCTTCTTTAAGTTGTGATTTTTTCATTTAAAATAATTTATTATAAATATTGGGGGAGAAGTGCCTCTTTAAATAATTCTATACGCTCTTCAGTAGTACCTTCTAATCTAATTAGGTTTTTTATATTTTGATGGTATTTATCTAAAAATCTTATAATTGTAAAATCAATTTCATTTCTATATTTACTATCTATCTCCCTAACTCCATTATCCTCTATTTCAACACCTTCAGGACTTATATAAAATATGTAATCATATTCATGTATTAAATGTGATGCTAGATTTATAAAATCGTTTCTTTCTTGATGGTTCATAGACTTAGAACATTGAGCAAAAGACATAACATCAACAACTGTTCTATCAGTTATAATATTTTCATTCATTAATTCAGCTGCTCTTTCAGATAGAAATACAGTTTGTCCCTTAATTGTTGAATCTGTATTTAGGGGAATACCTAAATCTCTTAAATATTTTGAACGTTCAGTTCTAAAAGTGTAATTTTTAAATTCGGGTAGTTCTTTTAAAGCGTTTACTAGTGTAGTTTTGCCAACGCTTTGAGTTCCTGTAAATCCTATTTTCATAATTTAAAATCTTGCTGTTGCCTTCATTGATGGGTTCTTATACCAAGGTAAACCTTCTTTACTTTGTTTATATTCTTTAAACTCTTCCTTTGTTTTCTCAAACCCAAATAAAAAATATTTTTTTTGGACGCTTTTATCATCAGAATCAATAGGTTCTATAGCTGGGCCATCTGCATTATGGTGAAGCCAATTCCTACTTTCATCTTCTCTAAAAAGATAATGTAAAGCACCTTTGGATTTAATCTTTTTGTATTCGTAAAATTTCTCTTTCTTGCTCATTGTTATTGTTTTTAATTAAATTTTCTGCTGTGTAAATTCCTTGTGCCCCTGATACTGTTATTCCTCTTGCGGATAAGGCATCTCCTACAAAATGTATGTTTGGATATTTAGTTAAAGATAAATTATCATAATTAACTAAAGGTTCAGGGGATAAATATTTTACTTCAGGCATATAAACCCCCCAATCATCACCTAATGTGGGGAATACTTCTTTCATATCTTCAATAAAATCTTCTATATAAAATGCATATTCCTCTAATGCCTCATATAATGGTAACATACTATTTACTACTTCTACTTTTACATAATCACCTTGGGATGTTTTAGATGGTACTCTATTTGAATAAGGAGAATAAAATGTTCCTTTACCCTTCTTTTGTAATTTTTTTACTGCTTCTCTTGACCAATCAAATGGCTTATCTATACCTCTAATTTCCATTAGTATACCAAAATTGGTCATACCATTTTTATATTTTGGATCCTTTTTAGCATGTCCATTGTAACTATAATCCCCATAGGTGTGTTCTGCTGCAACAAAGGCTGCATTGTTGTTGGTACAAAATGATCTTAATGAAACACCTTTGTCGGGGAATTTTCTATATAATTTAAAATCATATGAAATATCTATTAATTTTTGAAAATGTTTTTGTGGTGCTTCGAATCTAACTCCTATTTGTACTGCTTTAGGTTCAGTTGGTAAATCATATTGTTCTGCTAGTTGTTTACCAAAATCAATTCCTGATTTACCTACACCAAAGATAAGTTTGTCATATTGCATTTCATCTACTGCTCCTATAGACACCATTTGATCTTCAAAATCAATATCTGTTACTTTAGTTTCCCATATAAATTCAACACCATTATCAACTAAATAATTATACCAATTTTTTGCTATTTCTGATAAATAATCTGTACCTACGTGCCATACAGGAAATAGTTTTAATCCAAAATGTGGTTTAATAAATTCGGGCTCTGCTTGAGGATCAGAACATTGTACTTCTTCTGGTTTTGGATGAAATCGTTGGAAGTTGGCTATAACTTGATCCATTAACTCCATTGCTTTTTCTTCACCACAATATTTAGATAATTGACCTCCTACTTCAGTGTGGTAAGTTAATTTACCATCTGACCATCCTCCTGCTCCTAAAAAACCTGTCATTACTTCTTCAGGTAATCTGTTATATGGGTCTTTACCCATATCTATAATTGTAATTTTACCTTTATAATTGTTGTCTACTAACTTAGTAGCAGCATTTATATTTGCTACCCCTGCTCCAACCATTACTATTTTATCCATTTATCAATTTAGTTTTAGTGTTAATATACGAAAAAAAAGTGGCGTCTCCAAAGGAAACGCCACAGATGTTTAATTTTGTTTTTTAAATTGACTGGCTATGAATCAGTCTAAATGTTTTTTATTTTATATTATTTTAAGCTAAACCTACTACTTTCATAGCTTCATCCTTTTGCTCTGGGGTTATTAATCCTTGTTCAACATGGACTTTGAGGGCATCTACTATATGATCGAGATCAGCTCCCGAACCTACTTCTATTTGTGCT